CTGAGGAGCAAGTGCAAAGCCGTTCAGGATACCGCCGGCTGTTGCGATGTCTGTGTCAGCCGCAACAAGTCCGTCATAGTCGATGTCCTGTTTCTGGCAGGCAGCAAGTGTGTCGAAGTTTGAGCCAGGCGCTGTGCCTGTAAAGACTGTCTTATCGAACTTGGCACCGAGAGCAGCCGGAAGTCTTCTTACGAGCTCATCATACAGAGCTGCAGCATCTCTTCTGAACTCTCTTGAGAACGGAACGATAACTGCGAGCTTGTAAGCCTGCATGATCTTTGTGCTGAGACCTGGGTTCTTTACAGGCTTAACAGCCGTTTCGCCAACCCACTCAGCTTCAGGGTCTGATGTGATAACTGGAATAGCCTCTCCTCTTCCTGGGAGATTGATCTGACGAGCCATCTGCATTACAGCAGACTGCTCCTGTGTCTTAGCAAGGATCTCTGCACTGATCTCTGGTGGCAGAGTGATGTTTGTTCTGTTTGTTGGAACTCCTGTTGCCATAATTGTCCTCCTTAATTTTTGGAAACTTGGTCAAGCCACTCGGCAAACTGATCGCGAGTAGCTTTCTGTGTTGGTGGATGTGGGTCTCCGCCATCCTGCACGCTCGGGTATCTCGGCGTCGCATATTCCTTGATTGTCGCTGCCTGCTGTCTGCAAGCCTCTTCATCGTCGAATGTAAGCATCTTTGCAGGGATACCGGTCTCTTCTGAGACCTTCTCCTTCATTACTCGGATTGCTTCTGCAGCGTTCTTTGCGTCGAGCTCCTTCTGCAGTGCCTCTGCTCTCTCATGCTCTTTGGTCAGTTCATCCGCGCCGCTCTTAGAAGCTTCCAACTGCGCCTGCGCATCGGCAAGGCTTTTCTGGAGATCCTCCAGTCCCTTCTTGGCGTTGTTGATGTCGCTGCCGTTGATGTCCATGATCTTGTCGATCTGTTCTGCTGTAGCATCAGGGAACAGCTCTGTGATGTCGGTCCTTTTCATTTCTACTTCTCCTCTCAATACGCTTTTTACGAGGTCGCGTCTCACATGATTAGCATGTTTTACGGCTTGTCAGCCTATAAAAAAGCACTGCCGTGATGCAGTGCTAATCTATCTTTATCTCTTCAGCGGCTGAACTGTTGAGCTCCTGCCGCTTTGCATAAGCGCTTCGCTTCTGTGCGTTTATCGCTTCTTTGTTCTCAGCGTATGCCTTCCGCCTCAGCGCGTTTATCTTCTGATCAGGCGTGCCAGGCTGTGACTTGTACATCTGGTAGTACTCTTCAGGATCATAGCCCTCGACATCGCCCTCGCCGTTGAACCTGACAGCATGTACACAGTCGCAGTTATTGTGGATGTGTTCTGCGTGGATGCCATTCTTCAATGACTTCTTAGATACCCTCTGCCAGCCTCTTGAGGCAAGCGTGATGCAGAATGCACACGTATCGCCGCTCGGTATCCATGCCGCTTCAGCTCCGTCTCGCATTGCGTTCTGCAATGTAGTATCTTCACCAGCCTGCTTTACAAGCCTGCTGACTGCGGATGCCGTAACGTCAGGATCTTTGGAGAACAGCCGCGCCCCTTGCACGGATCTCGCTGTCTCTTCGATGGTCGCCGTCTTCGCCGGCACTGCAGGTGGTACATACACATCAGACAATGCTGCTATTGCGTCATACATCTGCGCCGCGAGTGCTGCTGCTCCTTCGCCGTACCTGGTAGCTACCGAGTACGAGTATGAAATAAGCAGCGCCATGTCGTATCCAGTCACGATGGAATGCGTGCTCAGATATGTGCTGATAAGGCGTGCTGCAGTTGTGCTGAGCATGCTCATTCGCTTGACGTATCTATTCAATACTCTGCGTGATATTTTCATTCTCTATCTCATCTATGAGAGCCATGCCGCGAGCACGCTCTTCTTGTGCTTTGATTCTTCTGATATCTGCCTGGTCGAAGCCTATCATCTCAAGGAACGTATCTGTCTGTGCAAACTCCTCTCGAGCAGAAGCGATCTTGATGGCTGCATCTGCTGTGACAGCGACACTTGGCATTGCAGGGTTCTTGAAGTGCGCGATGACGCTCTTCCCCTCTTCGTCAAGGTCGTCGATGGTGCTCTCTTCTGATATGGCAAGAGCCATCAGTGCGATCTCCCTGAGTGCCGTTCCGTTGCCCTCGTTCAGCTGTTCAGCCATGCAGATAAGCGTCTGTGACTGCGCGAGTATAGCATCAGACGATGTCGGGTTCGCATCGTTCACGACCCCCGTGTCTGTAACTGTCAGACCAGTAGCAGCACTGAACTGTGTCGCAAGTACTCTTACCATCTCCACGTGTGGTGTGATGCTGCCTTGTGACAACTGCCCAAAGGTCGGCTTCTCGCCTGTCTCTGGATTAACAGTGCCAGCAATTATAGATCCGACATACTGCTTGAACTTTGAATTGATAAGCTCGTCATACTGTTCGTCCGTCACGCCCAGCAGATACTTCTGCGGCGCTGTCGAGAACTCCAGACCGATAGTCGCATTGGCAATGGTTCTGACATAGCCCTGAATAAGCCTTCTTACAGGCTCCTTGATGCGTGACCTGCCGAATGGCTTTGCGGATGTCGCATTCCAGACGATAGGCTCCATGAGAGGTCTGCCCATTCTGTGAGGGAACGCTGTCGCCGTCCATGCGCTGCCTTTACGCTCAAGAGCCCAGATCGCGTCGTCTGTGTAAAGATTCACAAGTGACGGCTCCCAGATCGTATTGTCGTTTGATGGCTGCGTGTCGATGATAGCGAACCCGCACTGGATACGACCCTTCTCACCGTCCCACAGCGCTGCTGCGGATCTCGGCGAGTGGAAGCGTATCTTGCAGCCGATCTCGTCACTCTTTGACAGTGTCGCAAACGTGCAGCCATACTCGAGCTCGTCTCGGCATGCCTTCGTGTACTCATATATCAGGTCGTTGCCTTTGACTATCTCGTCCAGCTCTTCTGCTGATTCGCCGTTCTCACTGACATAGCCGTCGAACATCGAGCGAGCTGCAAGCACGTCTACTGTCTTAGCGCCCCAAGCGCAGCCGATCTCAAGACCAGCCATGCCTTCTGGAAGAGCTATGCCAAGATTCACATCCGACAGTGATATATGCCCTTCGTAATACTTCTCTTTTTGCTGATTCTTCGTGTCGTGGCTGTTGTAGACATCAATTAGCTTTCCGAGCAGATACTGTTCACGCTCTGGCAGCCCTGCTACATTCGCCGGTACAATAGAATAAATCATAATTTGTTTAGCTCCTCTTGCAGCATTTTTGCCGCCTCTAAATTATCTATTACCTTCCAGATACTCGGATCAGGGAACCTGTCGTCATAAGGCAATATCTTGCACCCGAGACAGGCTGCCTCAATAGCTGTCCGTCCGACTGCATATATATTGCGGTATTCTGCCATCCTTGAAAGCAGTACCTCTCGCGGCAAGCCCTCAAGATATTCGACCCCTGAGCCGAAGTATCTGTCTTTGCGTTTACTCTTTCTACCCGCGAATGCGGTGTCTCTCGTCTTCTCTCGCCTGTAGGCTTCGACTTCCGGCACGTTTATCGACAATGGCAGGTAGATCGTCCTGCCCAGGTACTTCATCCTCTCGGCTGTCTCAGGAATACCGCAGACAAGAACGAGATCCTTGTACCTCTTCAGCCAGTCGTAGTATTCCGGATGCAGGTTGTTGTGTATGAAGACTATCGAGTGGTCTTGCGCGTATCCCTCGACATTGACAGTGATCCAGTTGTAGTCCGTCTCGATGTTAGGTATGATCCTGTCACATATCTCTTTGGAATAGTAATACGCGCCGTTGTATTTGTTATTGCCGCTCAGCTCACGTATCATCCGATATCTCGAGTTTAAGTGGTTGATTATCATCCTATCCTCATCTTCCTTGAAGGATCTCTCTTGGAAGTCTTCGCTCCCCATAGTGCAAGAGCGGCTGCCTCGATCGGTCCCGAGTTTTCTCCGCCAAACGCCCAGCCTCCGGCGAGGTCTCTCCTGACGCTCGTCACCGCGCTGTCTCGAAGTGCCTCCTGAGGCTTGTACCACGTCAGGGTTCTCTCGTTGACAGCGTCAACAAGTGTCCCGACTGCTGCGATCACGTCCTTCGGGCTCGGCTTGATTATCGTATCTTTCATGCGCCATACATCGACGATGCGATCAACGAGTACATCAACGCCGTTCCTGCCATCTATGACTACGCAGGCTGCCTTGCCATACCTCTGGTTAAGGAAGTCTGCGAGCCATCTGATGCCATGTCCTGT